CGTAGATTGACTGTCGTATTGTTGTATTGTCAACAATACGACAAAACTCATGTGTTCTGACTTCGAATCTTCGAAGTCGAAGCGGCGCGCCAGCGCGTCGCCGCATTAGGTAGCTCGAAACGCCCGCCCCGTGGGCGCTGACGGGAAGCTGTATGCACCTGGTGCATACAACCCCCATACATCCGTATCCCCCCTAGGGGGATACCAAACCTAGCGCTAGCGTCCTGAAAACTGATTCGTTCGAATCAGTTCGCCCGAGACGCCCGCTGCGCGGGCGTCTACAGATTTCAGGGGCTGGGCGTTCCGCCAGCCCTGGCGGTGCGGGCGTGCGCCCGCAATTGAGTGAAGGCGGGCGTAGCGCGCGGCGCTACGCCCGGGCAAGACCAATAAAGACACACATTTTGCTTTCACGATTTTTTCCAAAATTTTTCCAAAATTTTTTTTTTCAAGGACCACTTTCCACTGAAATAACAGATGGGCTTGACTGATTCAATGCAATCTGTTATGCTGGAAAACGGGTACTACTGAGGTTTTCCAATGAATACGACTGATTCAAGACTACCCCTAATCGGTTTGGTTCGCGCCAGCACGAATAAGCAAATCGCATCCGTTGAGCAACAACGTCAGACTCTTTCCGACTGGGCTTACCTTATGAATGAGTTAATCGTCATTCCTGAAGGCGACGAACTTGAATCTGGTGCAAAGAAGTTTCGCAAGCCTGTGCAGGATGCGCTTGCACAAATCGCCCGCCACGAAGCGCGCGGCATCGTGGTAACGAAGCTTGACCGCCTTGCCCGCAGCCTGCCGGAACTTGTGCGCATCGTGTCTGAACTCAAAACCCACAATGCCGTCTTGATTGTGATTGAAAGCTCCATCAACACTGACACAACGGAAGGCATGTTCTTCTTCCATATAATGGCGGCGGTCGCAGAATTGGAACGAAACCTAATCAGCGAACGCACGAAGGCGTCTGCCGCGCACCGGAAGTCACAAGGTAAGCGTGTTTCTGGTGTCCCACCCTACGGGTATCGCTTGAATGTGGTTGGGCGCCTTCAAGAGGATGAAGCTGAACAGCATGTAATCAGCCGGATTATGGAATACTTCTCACTAGGCGTTCCTTGGGCTATGATAGTTAGACAGCTTGAAATCGCCAAACTGAAACCGCGTTCCGCTGAACGCTGGTCGGAAGTACAACTTAAGAGGATTATCCAACGTGAGCAACGTAAAGGGTCGCAAAAAACTTACGCAAATTCATGAAGACCACGAGCTTCTATTGAATGCCCGCCGATTTTATAACCAGACTTACAACCGAAACGCTACCCCGCACCTGGAAACAAAGCTTGAATTGTCGCCTGAGATGCAGCGCTTCTACAAGCAGTTGGGCGGGATGACGCATTCTGACCGTGAGAAATGGTCACTTAAAACGACTGCGCATCTGCGTCGCTTGATGGAAGCGGACCTCTACTCACCATCCAGAACCGCCATGGCGCCAGCCGTAGTCAAACAATATATGGAAATCCTGGCGATTCTAAATGAGATGGACGCCCGCAGTTTCAAGAGACTTCAGGTTAAGGAACTGCCGCAAAGAGCGGATGAACCGGACCGCCCATATCCGGGCACGCCCCGCGCTATTGACCGCTCGCCAAAAGCAGGATAAGCTGGCAAGTGTATTACCTACGGATATGCCTGTGTTCCGCCTACCGGACTCAGGCATATTTCGTTTAGGCATATGGGAAGAAAAGCGCAGCCGCAACACGAGATAAATATTCAAACCCGGATAACGGCGGATGACCGCAGGTGGTTGGAAACTTTCGCCATGCGCCAGACTATTCTTTCCAGGGAACAGGGTTTGTTGGTTGGTGAGATAACTATTTCTGATGTGGTTCGTCACGCCATCAAAGTCCTGCGCCTGCAAGAAGAAGAAAAAACCGTGAGGGAAATCATATGACGGATGACGCCCGCACCAGCGCATCACGACGGGCAAAACCATTAATTAGTTACGCTGAGAAACGGGAGTTTATAAAGGATATGACGACAAGCGATACTGAAGTGATGGACGAACTACGCCGCACGACCAAAGCGCGTGACGAACATTTGAAGACGATTGCGTTCTTGCAAAAACGCATTGTCGATTTAGTTGATGCGCTTTCGTTTGCTACAGATATATATGATGAGTTTCTTGACGGTCAAAAGTTTGATGGCGAAACTAAGGTGGTCGTGTCGGCAAAGGATATTGTTTCCTGCCACCAACTGCTTGAACAAATAACGCAAGACGACAATCAAATGTTTCAATCAATAGGTGGTGATTGATGTCCGAGGACAAACCACCAGAAACATCAGGCGCCGAACGGATGCCGACTACCCGCGTCGATGATACCGGCATGGTCAAACCTGAGCGCAGTTTGCTGACAATCGCGCATAAAGGAATGAAGAATCTGCAACGCAAGCTTTCCTTTGGTGAGTATCGCGGTAAAGGTAAACCAACCTGGTCCGAACAAGGGATGCCGGTTACGGATAAAGGACCAAGCGATGAAGTTGGTAGAAAGGATAAAGAAAAACTGCGCGGGATTAAAGCCTGGATTCTTTCAGACCTTTCCGCAAACGGTAAGCCGTGTTGGAACTTCTGTCTTGATTGCGGGCGCACGGATATCAACATCGTTTCACCAGGCGACCACCTGAGTTTACCCGCGCCAGGCGCCACCATAATTAATGAGAACCGACCCGACCTTGACCTTCACCCTGGTGACATGGTGATGTATTGGGTCTGTGCGCGCTGCGAGAAACACCGCATTGCCCTTCTGCAAAAACCGGATGATTATTCCCCTGGTGTGTTGGTTGACCAGTATGGAAACAATATGCAGGAAGACGAAGAAGAACGTGAGATTGACCGTTATGAACGGGAACGAACTGAACGCATGATAAAGAATATGGTTGATTGGATTCGCGTTAAGATAGAACGCGGTGAAACGCCGAAAACGTTTCAGGGGGATTAAATGCCTGTTACTGTAACCTTTGGTAATTGCCCGAAATGTAAGGAATTTTTTCCGCATTGTATTTGTCCAAAGAAGTTTTTCACGCGCGCGTTGATTGACCAACTAATGTGGGTCTGCCCCGCCTGCGAGAACACGGTATTTATTACAGATAATGCTAAAGAAGGTATGACGCGTTCTGGTAATTGGTGCGAACACCAGCAGCAAACTTACGGATTCACAAATAAGTAATGTATGAGATAGATGCCAGCGGTAATTTTGTTCTGCCAGCGCTACCGGATATGGTGCGTGAACTTTACGCGCGTCAAGGTGATATTGTTCAATTTTTATTTGATATGGCGGGCAAAGAACCAGCGGATGAATTGCGCCGCCAGCAGTTGATGTTTGAAATCATGTATGTTCTTAAAAGGAATCCTGAACAGGAGTCGCAGTGGAACATGCTGATTCAACTATCACGCGACAGACAAGCCGCCATCGCAGAAGCTAACCTGCTTCGATATGCGTCAGCGCCGACAACAGCAGAAGCAAAACCGGAAAAGGTGATGGCGATTCTTGAACGCTTCTGTCCTGAACGCTGGTCAACCAGACGCGGACCTGCAACAAAGCAATCCAAACGTCAAGAAGCTTTTGAACAACTAATTAAATGAATGAACTTCCTGATGCCGAACGCCGGCTAATACTTCCGAACAGCAGACGGATAATTACCCCGCCTGCTGACTGGTATTCGTTGTTCGCATCTAAGAAAGTTGAGAAGACAACTACCCTTCAGGACATCCGAAATAAAGCGGCAAGATATCCACGATGGTTTATCGAAAACCACCTGGTCATTGCAGTCAAAAAACGTCAGGACAAGAAACTGATTATGACTCGCAACCAGTTGCAACTCTGGGACAAGATTGAAGAAAAGCGCCTGCTTGGTATTCCTATCAGACTGATTGTTTTGAAATCACGTCAGGTAGGAATTTCAACTTTGTGCGCAGCCTACGGGTTTACTCGTTGGTGGTCGGAGCGCAACTTTAACGCCTTGATTATGGCGCACTTGAAACCAGTAACTACAAACCTGTTTAAGAAGAACAGAAAGTTTTACGCTGAACTTGACCCAGCCATGCGCATTCCGCTTGAGCGTTCCAATAAGCAAGAACTTATTATGGATATGTCTTACGGCGGCAGTCAATTTTTTCTGGAAACTTCTGGTTCGTCACATGCGGTTCGTTCCCAAACGCTTCACTTCTTTCAAGGCTCAGAAGCCGCGTTCTATTCCGACCTGGATGAAGTTAAGGAAGCGCTGGAAGCGTCTGTTCCAGATGATGATGACGATACCGCAATTATCTGGGAGTCTACTGGTTTTGGGGCAGGCACGCCGTTTCACGAGTTGTGGCGGTCGGGTTTTGATGATGAAACTATCTATGAATCTATCTTCCTGAACTGGGCAGACGACCCGCAACATTGGCATTCAGTTGAGTCTGACTTGATTCGTGACCGCTATCTTGAACGCATCTTTGCGCAGGCACCACACTTGAAAGACCGTATGGAACACTACGGTTTGCGACCAGAACAAATCATCTGGTACTTCATCACCTGCAAGAACAAGTACAAAGGTGAATGGGTAAAGATGCAGCAAGAATATCCTTGCGACCCGGATGAAGCGTTCCTGGCGTCTGGTGCTACCGTCATTCCGACCATGGTAATTCAAGCGTATCGCACCAAGACACGTGATGGAATCATTATCGACCCGCTATCTGACTGGTCAACAGACACCCAGACCTGGAAGAAATGCGACTATTTGGAACGCGATAAGAATGTGTACCTGGAAATATTCCAGATGCCAGTTCCAAACCGTCATTATCTAATTTCAGTTGATACCGCGTCAGGACATGGCGCCGATAACTCCTGCGCTATGGTCTTCGACATCGTGACGCAAAACGTTGTGGCTGAATTGCATGGTAAGATTGACCCCAAGCTTCTGGCGAAATGGTGTATGCGTCTGGGAACTGCATACAATCACGCAGTCATCTGCATTGAAACCAACGGTCTTGGTCTTTCTACCTTGACGCATATGGAAGATAAGTATGTGTACTTGTACCGCCAGCGTACAAGAGGCAGTGTGGAAGGCACGCGCATGACCGACCGCCTGGGTTGGCATATGTCGGAAGACTTGCGTTGGAATATCCTGATTAACTTGCGCCGGAATATGATGGAACGCCTGGACGTGAACGCGCACCCGGAAGAATTTATTCCGTCAAAAGCCATCATCTCCGAACTTGCCACCTTCATTCAACCAAAAACCTTGACCAATAAACCGCAGGCAGAAAAGGGTTGTCACGACGACCGCGTGATTGCCCTAGCCATTGGTGTATGGGCGTGTATAGAAGAAATCCAGATGCGCCCGGATATAGCGCCTATTGCTCATTCCCGCATTGTCGATGATAATGGTAGCGAAGAACTTGACGTTGAACGCCTGGAAGCGATGATTGAAGACCCTAACTGGACTGGACTGGAAGATGATTGGTTAGAAAGAGTGGAGGCGGTTGGTCCGTTTGTTGGTGGGGTTAGACTGGACGAAGATGCAGATGATAGCGACTGGGAGTTTGAAGAAACAGCATGATGACTGCGGATAAAAAACGAATCGACATTTTAGATGAAAACAACATCACCAAGGAAGAAGCTGAAACCTTGTTTGAGTACCTGCTTGGTGATGAAATCAACAGTCACCTGACCACGCTTTACCATGGGCGCGGGGTGGACAAGCTAACTTTCTTTCGTGTCTCACTTCGAACTGCCATAGAAATTGGCGGGTTTACTGTTGACTCGGTTGATAAGGTTGAACGAAACGGTAACGATGAGAATTGGAAGAATCCAACTTACCGCCGCATCAAAGCTTTATGTGGTGCTGATTGCACGCAAATGATAGTTGACTTAGCACGCTGCGCCCGGATAAGGAATTTGGATTGTTTGCGCCAGGGAATGCGGAATGCAATTTCAAGGATGGCGCTATGAAAAATCAACTTGCTAAGTGCGTGTTCTGTAAATTACAACGCAAGACTAATAAGCGCGCCAATGACGAACGGCGTAAATCAAATGAATGGTTGGCGCGTGCGAATGAGAAGAATAGCACTGTTATGCCAACTATCTTTCCTGAATCAGAATTTCTTGATGAATCTGAGAATGTGAAATGTTTTGATTGCGAGAAGAAAACAAAATGACGGAATTGATGGTGGTAATTAGCGTTGGTATATTTGGGCTGGCGGTATCGCTGGTGGTGGCATACTTTGTTTTATCCCGTTTTGCCGACACGTTACTTGACATGCTTGAAAAACGTCAGAACGGATTTGACAAACTAATTGCTGAACAATATTATGCAGCCACACAACGCCAGGCAGTCATCGACCGTCAATTTGCTGAACAGGAATCGCGCCTTCTTGCCAGGGATAAGGAAATAGATTTGTTGATTGCAGATATACCTAAGCGGGTAGATATGCAAATGCAGGCAGCCACACAGAAGTACGCAGGAGCATGGCAGGAAGCCGCTGATGAATTTAGACAGAAAGGCGTTGTGCAGCAGCAAGAAAATATGGATGAAATTATATTGGGTCAGGATTCATCCAATATGTCGCTTGAAGAAATACTTGAACACCTTGAAGCGGAGAAGATAAATGTCGGATAACTTAGCGGGTGTTTTTGATAAAGATGAAGACCTTTACGGTGAAGAACGCCGCGAATGGAGTGCCAAGTATTTTGGTTTGTATCGTGCTGACACACCTGACTGGTTGTTTGATGGTTGTCTTGACGAAGATGAATATGAAGAAAAGACAGTTCAGTTAGTTGATGACTTGCTTGAAGAAAGCAAAATGAAGTGGCGTGATTTGAAAACACGCTGGGCGCGGGCGGCTTTGCGCCTTCAGATGTTTGAAAGACTGGCGGTTAAAACCGGCATCGACAAAACGGATTTACCGATAACACCGCAGGCAATTGAAGAAGCGATTGCGCTTTTACTTGAAGGATTATCCCGACCACAAGCCAAAGCGCGTGACGCATCGCAAGACCAGTTTGTTGTTGCGCTCAATCATTTTATGGACAGGGAACTTGCAGCAAACAATTTTGACTTGCTGATGGGTCGGGTTATGTACGACCAGAAGATAAACTTCATGGGCATAATCAAAACTACCTTTGAAGAAGGAAGACCAGGACCATATACGCTTGATGGGCGTATTGTTATGAAAGCGGTATCCGCTCAATACTTCCACCCTGACCCGCTGGCGAAAGGTTATCGCTGGGAAGATTCGCGTTACTGGATATTTGCCGAACCGGAAGACACGCCGGATGTACGCGCGCGTTTCCCAGGTCGCGGTCACCTTGTTAAACCAGAAGACGAATTTACTTTGAAGCGCAAAGCGCAGGAAGACGACTATCGTAAAGCGGTCGGCAACTACGCCATTGGTTGTCGGGAGCGTGTTCTGGTTAAAGAACTTTGGTTAAAAGACGACCGCCAGGTTTTCATTCCTGAACTGGACGAAGAAGGAAATGAAATTCAAGTACCTAACAAAGTGCGCCAGTTTGGAACTGAACGTGGTAAGATGTCGGTTAAAGGTAAGTGGGAAAAGAAATATCCAACCGGGCGCCTTATTGTCACCGCCAGTGGTGTATTGCTTTATGACGGACCTAACCCGTTTCCGCATGGGGAACCGCCGTATACAATGTTTCCAGCGCGAATCGCTGATGAAATATTTGCCTGGTCTGATGTCGAACTTCTTGGTCTTATTGAAGACAAGATAAACCGCCTGCACAAAGATATGATTAGGAATGCGCGTGTCAACATGAATGCCCCGTGGGTTGCGGATAGGAATTGCTTTGATTCACCACGTAAATTCAACCTTCTGGTCAACGACCCTGGTTTGGTCTTGCCGATTACGCCGGGCAGCAAAATCATGCGTCTGCCGCCCGCCGAACTTCCCAACTTCATATTCCCGTTGCTTACATGGCTTAGGGGCATCTTTGACGACTTACTCGGCATACAAGCTGTTATGCGCGGGCAACTGGAAAAGGGTAGCCAACTTTCTGCGGATGCAGTTGAGAATTTGCAGGTATCTTCATCGTCAAGATTGAGGTTTCGCGCCAGACTTTTGGAAAACGGATTGAAGCATTTAGGTCATCAATTAGAATGGATGATTCGAACTTTCTATCCTTCTGAGTTTGAAGTGAAGATGAAAGACCCGCGCACTGAACAAGACATACCTCTTGTATGGACGGCGCCGGACGACCAGCTTGGTAATTTTGAAATCGAAATTGAGACTGGTTCTGGTTTACCAGGAAGCAAGGAAAACGGCGCGCCATTGTATTTGAAGTTGTGGCAGCTTGACTTAGTTCCACGTTCAGTGGTACTTAACGCCTTACGTGTTCCGAACGCCGACCAGATTGCAGCCCAGATGGAAAAGGATGATTACCGACAGGCTATGCTGGGAATAGTTCAGCGCAGAAATAAAGACGGTAAAGCTGGAAGGAAGAAATTATGAGCGCTAAGGCGGATACCGCAATTGATGTGCTTATGCACGAGATTAACGAATTGACTAAGTTGAAAGATAACGCTTATGCTGAGCGCGATAAGCTAGTTGCGGCTTTATCTAAATGCTTTCCTTCGTACTTAGCAAAGCACCCCGATAACCCGGATTGGGAACCAGACTGGATGTGGATAGTATTTATAGACACGCCGGAAGGTCAATGTTCGTGGCATATCCATGATTCCGAGTTAGGGATGTTTAGTCATTTAACTGTCAAAGAGAATAACTGGGATGGGCATTCGACAGATGAAAAATACGAACGCCTAGCTAAACTCTACGGGAGGCTTTATCAGTAATGGCGCAAGCAATGGAAGATTTGATTTTTGGCTTAATCGCTGGGTTAGGCAGCGATGGCGTTGAACGCATTGCGTACAACTTTGAAGCCGCGCAGACAATGAACCAACTAGCAATTATTCCTTTTACTCTTTCCGGTTTAACGTCGTTCGATTTGTCGCCATACGTTGATAACAATACGCCGTGGGTTGCGATAATCGTGGATGACGGTGAGGAAGATTTGACAATTGACCACAGGATTCAGTTTGGTTTAGACCCGCTGGGTGATGGGTATTACCTGCCAATCGCCCCTGGTAAATTTGGGGTAATCTCTGGTAATTCTGCGCCGGTTCGCGTCGTGCCTCTTTACTTAAACCCGAATACTGCCAACCCTTCCGGTCGCATAATATTGTTTGGTACTAAGAGTTAGAGTAGCACCGGATTGTTATGTGCTTCCAGCTTTCGCCAAGAACTGCGCGGCGAATTGTGGGATAGCTTACGCCGTATTTTGTTGCCAGGTCGGGGAAGCTCATACCCTTTTGCCGGTCAAGTCTGGCAGCAATAACTTTGTCATCGGTCAACTTGGCGAAGCCGTTGTACTCACCTGCGCGTGAGTCTTGAATTTTGTTGCGTCTGAATTTCTTCTTCATAAGGAAAGACCCAGGGGATGCCTGAATCCCCTGGGTCAGTTTTGTTTACTTGCGAGGGTAAACAGGTTTGCTTTGTACGAGTTAAGTTTGCCGTTTGTCTCCGGGTTCCTAGCCCGGTGTTCTGTAATTTGAACTATGTTCTTTAACTGCAAGAAGTTTGTAAGCAAAATAGGTTTGAGTACAAAGCTAAGTACATTGTACTGCACTGTAATGCAATGTAGTTACTAGACAATATTAAATCTTACATGTTACACAAGCACTATATGGACCCACAGATGATGCAACTATTGTCGCAGCTTCAATCTGGCGGAATGCCTCAACAGCAATCCGCGCAAATTGCAGCCCCTTCTGTTGAACAACCTGGTGGTGGTCCGCAAATGGCGGGCAACTTCACGCCGGAACAGCAGAAACTTCTTGCCGATATCAATTTGTTCCTGGTAGCAGGCGACAAAATGTGTAAAGAACTGAAGAAGCAGGGGCACACCGACCAGGCGCTTAAGTGCGAAGACTACCTGAATAAGGTGGCGCGCATGGCGTATGAGTTGCAGCAAGAATTTGGCGAACAAATGATGGAAAACAGTATCAGTGCAGCCGCTGGTGGTCCGAATGGAACGGCGGCTGGCGGCGGAATGGGTAGTTATTAGAGGTAATACTATGAGCGGTAGCGAAGGTAATAAAGGATATGCGCGCGGTGACCAGTCAGGAAGACCGTCACCAAAATCCATGCCCCGTGAAGAACTTCTGCGGGAAATGGGTGATGCAGTTGTCGATAGCAAGACAATGGCTGAATTGCAAGAACTTCAGCGTCGTTCAGGCGAACCAGTTCTTCCTGGTGACGACCTGGAAACCGTACTAAAAGACCCTGAACGTTATGCAGCCGCGCGCAAACGAACCGCAATTACTGCCCCACAAATAGATACTTCCGACCCGGAACCAGATTTTACGCTGGATGATTTGCCGGAAACGCAGGATGCGGATGACGACCAGGAAGGTCAAGAAGCACCGGAAACGCAAGAACCGCCAGACGAAGTTGAAAAGCGTTTCCAAGAATTTCAAACACGCGCCAATGCGGAAATGGAAATTCGCAATCGTGCGCTTGAGCAAGCACTTCAGAAGTACCAAAAACCAGCCGAACAAGAGAAACCGGAACAGCAACAAGTACCGGATTTCATGCAGTGGACGCCGCAACAATTGCAGCAACTTTACGGTGAAGACCCAATTGCAGCACAGATAATCCACCAGCAACAAACGACTTACCGCCAGCAAGAACAGATAAATTTCATGCTGCGTGAACGCGACCAGGAGCGCGCCAGTCATACCGGACAGCGTTTTGATGATGCGTTCAAAGCACTTAAGGCGCAATACCCGGATGCGGAAGAACATTTGAAACAGGTCTATCCGCCTGAGTTTATGCAGTTAGCGCGTAAAGAATCGGTCAATTCGCGCAATACCAATGCTGACTTCAATGCTTGGTTTGAACAAGTTTACGCAGTTGCGCTTCTGCGCAGCGGCAAAGTGCGCACGCAGCGTCAAGATGATTTGACGCAAAAGCGCAGCGAGAAACGACAGGAAGCAATAAAGAAAACCGCCGCCGTATCAAGTGGTGGTCAGCCGCATCAATCGCCGGCACACAAGTCCTCCGATAGGTCGATGCGAGGCGGGCGCAATGAAATGCTTGCTGAGATGCGTCAGTTAGGTTTTAAGTAAAAGCGGTATAGGAGAACGTTAAATGGCTGTTTCGGTTTCAATCGGTAAATTAGATGCGTTGACGAATAAATACTTCGTCAAGCGATTGGAAGACAACGTTTTCCTTTCCAACATCCTTTGGTTCTATATGAAGAAGCGAATCAAAGAAGCGGGCGGGCGTGATATTCGTACCCCGATTCGTCATAGCAAAAACTCAACCGCTGGTCGTTGGGGAATGGGTGGTTCGACACTGGATACAACTGGTGAGAACAACGAAACAACTGTTATCTTCCCATGGCGCGGTTACAAAACTGCCATCGTTTTGAACAACGATGACATCGCCCAGAACACTGGCGCAGAAGAAATCGTTGATTTGCTGGAAGAAGAACTGGACAATGCGCAAGAATCCTTGATGGATAGTCTTGACACTGATTCATTCTTGTCTGGTGAAGTGCTTCTGCCAAACCCGAACAAAGGTCTGCAAGGTCTGACCGCAGCCATAAACTACTCAGCCAACACAGTGCCGGGTGGTTATGGCGGCATCGACATAACAGGCGCCACTGGTTCTAAGAACGTTAATACTGGAAATGCTTTCTGGAATGCAGGCGTTCAAATTGCCGCAAACTTTGGTGGCTCAATCCAGTTCTGGAAAACCCTGGTTACAATGGATGGTTCGACCGTCTTGACTATACCGAAGATGCAGGAACTAGCAGGCGCACTTCCGCAGCCTGATTTGTTTGTGACATCCCAGGTTCTTTATAACAAGTACCATTCTTTGCTGACAGTTATTCAGCGTGAAATGGTTGACCAGGAAGTTGGTAAAGCTGGTTTCACCAGCCTTCAATTCAATTTCAAGCCAATTGTTGTTGCCGACAATATTGACGACAACGGCAAGCTATACGCGCTCACCATGCGCGATTGGGATTTGTACGTGTTGCGTGGATACAACTTCAAGGCAACGCCATTCAAAACGCCGGTTAACCAGGACAGCATCGTGAAGCATATTCTTTTCATCGGGAATATGGTTTGCCGTCGTCCAAACCACCAGGGCGAGTTGAATACTTTAACCGCAGTTTAATCGCAGTTTAATTAGGAGAGAAAACGGAAATGGGAATTTCAAATGGTATCGCTTTCCAAGATAAACTGAGTGACCCGCCTACAGTTAACGCGCTGTATCCAGTTGGTACAGTACGCTGGGAAACCGATGGTAACGGGGTTATGGGCAAGTACGAATACGTGCAGGTCGATGATGCAGTATTACTTGGGCAATTTGTAGCAAACGACATTGCCGCAAGTACCAACTGTAATAAGGTAACGCCTTCTGGTTCGGTCGGTGAGAAGATTCGCGGTGTCGCGCTTTCCAACATCACTGATGACTACTACACATGGATTCAATCAGCCGGTCATATGACTGGATTTATTGAAGATGGTGTTGCCGCAGGTGACGCGCTGACTGGTTCGGCAAGCGCTGGGTCGCTTGACACAACAGCAGGTGGCGCAGGTGAAAACCATGATGGCTTTACCGCAGTAACCGCCAATGTGTCTGGTGTGCCAGCCCTTCGTGAGGTTTACCGTAACCTTTAAGCAATGGGGATATGCCGCGATGTCAATGAGACTTGGATATCTGCGGCGTCATCTAAGGGAACAACTGAAAGAAACCAACCCGGATGATAGCTTGTGGACTGACTTAACTCTGAACGACTTCATAAATGAAGGCGCGAAGATTATGGCATCCAGAACACAGCCGATTGATACTCTTTTCCAGTTCCAATGCTCATTGGTGCCCGGAACGACAACTAACGAATTTCGTCGTGAATACCGCCTGCCAGCGGATATGGATGAAATCTTTAGCGTCTTTCTATACAACGGTGAGCAATATGAATTGCGCAAATGTGACATGGCGTTTGCCTTGCGCAACTCCAATTTTGTTGGTATCCCGGATAGGTTCTACGTGCGGGCGCTCACGCGCAAGCGCATAGAATCTAACTCAGAAGCGATTACAGTATCGGAGTTAGATGCTTCAAACAAACAAGCACGCAGGATGCTTGGGTTGCATCCCAAACCGTCATCGTCGTTTGTTGTGACGGTCTGCTACTATGCCTCGCATTTCTGGATGCGCAATGACGCCGATTCCTGCATCATCCCGTTTGAGTTTTCCAGGGGCGTTATTGACTATGCGGCGTATCTGGCGCATTCATCTGATGAAATGTATGCGACTGCTAATTTGTATCTTGAGAAATTCAATTCGGCAGTTGAGGGTTGCCGTGCCAAGATGATGAACCAGGGGCAGGAAACGCGCTTTCCTACTGTGCGCCTGCGTGATGACGATGAAGAACGAAACGATGACTACTATGAAATAGGATTTGCGTACTAATGGCACAACCTAAATCACTGAAAGTGGAAGCTGACCTGGCGCTTGATGAATTGGAAATTTCCGATTTCACGCCGGGGTTGTTGAGTGACTTAGACCCGAATGATATTCCGCTGGGTGGTTGCCGAAACACTGAAAACGTAGTGTTTCAACCAGGGGCGATGTTGGGTCGTCGTGGGTTTTCTATTCTAAATTCACTGCTTGCGGGCGTGGCAGATGGCATCGCCACTTTCTACGATTCGGATGGCAACTTGCATCTGGTTGTTTGGGCAGATGGTGATTTCTTTGATGTTGATACCATAACGTTTGTCGCAACGCTGGTTCGGGCAAACGCATACCAAGCCGGTCTTCGTGTCTGTCACGCTGACCTGGCGCGCATACTTTACTTTTCTGATGGCGAAACTATTGTTGATGACGGTATGGGTTTTTCTGGGATACGCATGTATGACCCGCCGACTAACCCCGCTGATGCGCCTCTTGTGGTTTCCGATGGTTCACCTGGAACCATCCCAACCCCAGCGTGTAAGGTGATGATTGCGCGTACCGGGCAGCTTCTTCTTGGTGATTTGAAGTACGACAACACGCCTTTATACGCGCATGATACCGCCATCTGGACGAATGTATTTGCACCACAAACAATCATCGGAACCAATATCGTGCGTGTTGGTGAAGGACAAGGTGGCGCGATTAATTGCTTTGTGTTCATGTCGGTTACGCCTGACAGTGGCGACTCGCCTTATGATGCGGTATTCACTGGGTTGGCGGAACATGGTGTGTACATTTTGAAAGGTGCGTTGACGCCTGGAACTATTCAAGCAATTGCTCTGAATTGTACGGCGGGTGTGTTGGATGGCGCGACTGCGAAATACATACCAATCCAATCGGGCGCGGCGATGGTTTGTTTTTTAGGTACTGACCGCAGGGTTTATGCGACTAATGGCTTGGCGACTGAGGATATCGTGACTGACAAAATCAGTAAAGAACTGGATGAATACCTTCTTGGTCGTCTTCAACTTGCTCCGACCGGCATCTTTACGTCAGCACGAAATGACCGCGACCACCATTATATTCTTGATTGTGGTGGCGGGCGTTTCTATTGTTACGACTGGATGCGCAAATGTTGGATGAAGTTTACGCGCTGGGTTTCTGGTTATTGGGCAGAAGCCATCGACATAAACGGCACGCCGATTCTTTATGTGACCGACCAGGAAAACCCCAGACTTGTGCAGCAGAACGCCGGGATGTTTGACGGTGGGGCGCCGATTACACCTTTCTGGACATCGGGAACTATCCGCATTGGAAAAGCAATCAACAACATATTCAAATGGTTGTACCTGCGTTTCCGCACAGATAACGGGCGCGTGCTGGCAAACCTGCGCGTACTGCAAGGTCGCGGTCCTATTTCACAAATGACGTTTGATAACTTAGGTGGTGCGTCAGTTGCAGCTTTATGGGGTAGCGGTATTTGGGGTAGTTCGATATGGGGTGGAAGTGCGTCTTCGCAGTTCCCAGCTTTGGAACAGAAGAAACGCATCTTTGTGAACGAGTTGAACGGAACGCGTTCGAAACTGCAAGGAAGCGATATTCAAATAACACTAACTACTGATTCGGCGGAGCATTTTGAACCGTTGAACATATTGATTTTATATCTTCCTGGTGGTCGGAGGCATGTTGCATAATGGCTTTCCCAGTATACTCAGGTGTGCCGAATGTATTTGTGGTTGACACGGTTATCGAACCAGTGCCGGTTAACCAGGATTTTGCGTCGATTTCAACTTACGTAAACACCAGTCTTGGTCCGTATATTGATGCGCAGATTGCTACCTTAGTACCAGCTACGCGCCTGCTAACTGCCGGAACCGGTTTAACTGGTGGCGGTGACTTAAGCGCAGATAGAACTTTCAATCTCGCAGATACGGCGGTCGTACCGGGTTCATATCCATACGTAAGCATTGATGTTGACCAGCAAGGGCGAATAACTTTAGCAACAGGTGGGGTAACACCGCCACCAGAAACTAGAAATTTGACAGCGGGAACAGGCTTATCGGGTGGGGGTGATTTAACAGCCGATAGAACTTTCAATCTGGCGAATACCGCCGTTGTTGCCGGGACGTATACAAACCCTACAGTTGATATAGACGCACAAGGGCGTATAACGGCGGCAGCAAACGGAACTGGACCAGGGACAGCGGCGCTATTTACATTAAACACTGACCTTAGAAATGCGGATTTTGCGCCGGCTAATTCTGATTCTTTCTTTATGGTTGACGTGACAGGGGGTATGGTTACCGCTACCTTTGCAAACGGGGGTTATGGTGGTGGTGAGATGATGTTATTTAGCCGGTATATACAACCAGCCGGGGTGTTTAGCGATTTAGTTCTACAATCAGATGCAGCAAATATGATATGCGCGGCTGATGGTGACATTGGCGCGGCGGCGGCATCGTATACTTTAACCAATAAACAGTGTTGGATTATCAACGTCAAACATAACCCAACGTTTATAGCAAACAGTGTTGCGTGGTTAGTTTTGAGTGATTTATAGGAGGGCGCATGGCAGTTGATATTTATTCTCAGGCGACAGGCGCGATTCCTTTTAACACCACGCAGACCACGCAAGACGTATCGCTGCAAAACGAATCAGCGAATACGGCACGTACCGGGCAAAACCTGAACGTCTATTCAGACGCGCAACGGGCAGCCCAGAACCAGGCGTTATCATCACTTGGTCAGGTTCTTTCTGGTGGGTCTATTCCTTCTAATTTTGGTTTGCCGCAAGCAAGCTGGGATGCAGCAATTCATAACTGGCAGAAGAACACGGCGCCAAT